CAGTACAACAGACGGACATAAACAATAATGATAATAAGAATAATAATGATAATAAGAGAGAGGAAGACGAAAAAAATCCCTCTCAAATTTTTAAAAATGGAGATTATCAAATTCAAATTGAAAATTTAGAATCCGAATTACTAGCTGATGAAAATTGGATTGAATCACTGGCAATGAAAAATCACTTTGATAATTCAAGCGCTGAGCTTTCAAAAAAAATTGCGCGGAAATGGGTAAAAGAATATGTCATTACCCAAAAATCTGAAAATGTCAAATCAAAGAGCCGGGCGGATGCTTTTTCGCATTGCTCCCGGTGGATTAATACACAATTGAAAAATGGAAAATCAAACACGGGGTTCAAAAAAGCAACCAATGCAGCTCAAAGAGTTGTTGCCCCAATCGGAAAGCATTCATCCGAACACTTGTAGTAATCCGGGTATCTGTTTAAAACGTCCAACATGCGACGCTGAAAAAGTCTATTTCGCTTTGGTTGCAGAAATGGATAATATATTGAAATCACGTGGTAAAATATTTGAATTAAACAATGCAAATAGATACATAATTGGACAAATTGCCTTATGGTATGCCAATGACATAAGATTTGACGGAGATTTAAACAAAGGACTTTTAATAAGGGGAACGTGTGGTACCGGGAAAACATTGTCTGTTCAGGCTTTGAATAGAATAATTTATTTAGGGCAAAAGATGCATGCAGGTTTCGTTTACAGCGTCGATTTACAACGTTTTTACGCAAATCAAGACATTGAAAGCATAGAATCTCTAAAAAAGAGGACTTATACAATTATAGACGATCTCGGGGTTGAAAGAGTAGAGGCAAAGTATTTCGGGAATGTACAAGAGCCATTTAATGACTTATTTGATTACCGATACAGGAATGAATTACTTAGTATAATAACCACTAACCTAATGCCGTCAGAGATAGAAGACAGGTATGGTATTCGGATTTTGGACAGGTTTAAAGAGACATTGAATGATTTGGTATTGGACTACGATTCATTTAGAAAATAAACAACTTTAAAATACACAGAAATGGACAAAGATTTAATCCCTCTAGCTATAGCAATAGCCGTATGGTCTATTATAGTTTTGGCTAGGATTATAGATATAACTGTTGTTAAAACAAATAAACGGGCTGATAGTAAAGCAAGTAACAAATAAGTGTCAAACAAGTATAAAGCAAACGATTATGACGAAAGACTTAAAGATGAACTATAAACAGCCTGAAAAGGTGAGCAATTTAGAATCGACTGAAAAAAATAATTTCAGACCGATCGCCGAAAGATTTAAAACTATCCCGAATGTCATTTGGGATGTGAAATGCCAGCAGTATCTAACCGATAGGCTTTCACGCATAACGTCACTGAGGAAGCAAACAAATATAAAGCTGTCAAAGGACGGCAAAAGACTTAAACGCGGTGAATATGATTCATTGGTTGAGTTGGGAATGTGGAACCCGGTTTCAATATCCGAGGAGTTTTTATTGATAGCTCAAAAGGAATCAAAGCTATCTGGTGTAGTTCGCAGGTATGTTGAAACTCTCGTTGTTGAGGCAATGAACGAAACTATCAAGTACTACCGGAAAATAGAGGAGGGCGCGAAATGAAATCAACTATTATTCAAGTGATTATCATTGTGATAATTCTTTTCTTCTTGGCTCAAATCACTATATCATTTTCACCTTTCAGTATAAAATTTGGGCGCCCTTTATTCGCTATCGGATGGGTTTTAATTTGCGTTGGTATCGGATGTATTCAGTTGGACTCAGAAAGAAAAGGTAGACAGGATTTGATTAACGGAGTAAAATCTGAAATCCAGAATATCAGCAAAATTTCAAATAAGGAGGATTTACAATGAAAGATAAGAAAATTAAAACGCACGTTCTTTGGGTGTCCCCTAGGTTCCCGCACGATCATCCAAGAAAGGGAGAGGCAACCTATTTTGTAGAGAAAATACTCATGTGTATAAATAATTACACTGAAGTTATTGTGAATCTACATGAAGATAGTCAATTTGTGATACATGATTCTAAGATTCATACTTGCCGGGAAAATTACGAAGAGTGGAAACGAAAGATTGACGAAGTAAATCGGGGCGAAGCTATTCTTTCACTCCGAATGTGGTCGGCAAGTCCTTACAACCGATTGCATGACGGTAGCCATCCGGTTGAGATTGCCCGGTTTGATAAGGATTCAGGGATAGGAGTACAAAAGCTTAATCTTTCTGATACCATGATACATGGAGCTTTAAAAAACAACGATGTTGCTTTAACTTACTCTAATGGTAATGGTGGTTTATCGTTGTCAACCATTGCGCATAATGATGGCTTATCACTCCCAGACTTTAAAGCATGGTTTCGCAAAGCAGACCTATCAAAACCGATTGCAATTATTCACTTCACTAAATTCAGATACTAAAATGACAACAGAAGAAAAATGGTGTAGAAAGCTTGAAAAACTATTACGGGCAATGCCTGAAACACTAGAGTGTACAGTATGTAGTGGAACCGTTGATATTTATAATGCCGGTACGGAAGCGCTAGCTTTAAGAACAGATGGAGACACTGATAGAATGGACCAACTAGCTGAATTTCATCATTGCATTATTGGCGTGCGTTTCTCGGGAAGTGAAGAACGAATTTAATATATTAAAAAGATAAGCGAATGACAACATACGATATTAAACGATTAGCCTTAGTTTTAGCTGTACAGGCTGATATTGAAGGAATGAAAGTAGAGAACTTAATTAGAACATCGAACGGATTGTCTCCGGCTTACAGTGAGGACGCTTTTGATAGAAAAGCAAATGAACTTAGATATTTAGCTGATGTACATGACGAACAACTTTAAACTAAAAAAAAAGAGGATGATTTGTATTCATCCTCTTAATCTAAAGTGTTTAAAGAAATAATAAAGGTATTATAATGTACTTAATTACTTCGATAATTGCAATTAGCTCAAATAACCAAACAAGTATCTTGGTTAATGGATTCGAATTTTCAATAACTGTGTTTTTGTTACTATTTTTCACTCCACACTTGATTTTTAGGCTAGTTTGATGCCATTTGCTTTTAAATTTTAAATTAAACATAAAAAGTTAATTATTTTGATTATTCTGTCATGCACCATTCTGCATGTAGACATAAAGACAATTAAGTATTAACATCTCTAATGTCTGTAAATATTATAAACGAAAAAAAGTTATTTTAAATAGATAATTAAATATTTAACACAAATAAAATACAATGAGTGAAAGAAGCGGATATATAGTAAAATTCAAAGACTTTAAAGGCAATGAACGTAAGGCAGTTGCAACGTACTCCAAGCAAACAAACGATCTTTTGAAGTCTAAAAAATTCTATGTTGAATTTATAAATGATGATTTTACACCGCAATTAAATCAGGCAACAGGTAAACGTTTAATCGGATGCGTGTCGATGGATAAATGTGTGAATATTGGATTTATTGACTAATGGCAAAGAAAGAACAGGTACAGCAACCAAAAGCCGATGTTATACGGTGTGGCACTTGTCGGAATAAAGGCGAACAAGTGTACGAACTCATTTACAAATGCAAGGTTGACGGCGAACCACACCACAGCGTCGTGAATTGTATGAACATTTTTAAATCACCAATAAAAAAGGAAACAAATGTATGACCCATTAATTGAAATAAGACACAAATCAGGTAGCGTAACTTATGTTAGAGCTTCTGAAATAAAGGTTGTGAAAAACTGGGGTAGTGAACTTGGATTAATTTCAAGCAATATAAATTTGACCAATATCACAAATTTGAATGAAGTAGTTAAGCTTATAAATGAAATTGAGCTTCGAAATGAAGCGACAAAATTATATACAGAATGAAAAACAAAAAAAATAATTTGAATAAGCCTGATTTGGAAATTGGTAAGGTGTATTTTATAGAAAACGAAAGTGTTATCGTTAAACTTGCTGACTACTCAGGCTGTAGTAATTGCGCGTTTAGATACGGATGTGCTAGGTTTGTGAAGAAAAGCAAATTGAGTGATTTTTATAAACTGTGCGCCGGCTATTATCGTGCCGACAAACAAAGTGTCGTATTTGTTGAATTAAAGAGACGAAAATGAGAAGTCAAAAGAGAATCATATTCGGCATAGACACTGGTACACATACAGGGGTCGCAATATGGGATTGCAATATGAAAGAATTCAAGACTATAAAGTCTGAAAAGATACATGAAGCAATGCAAACTCTAAACAAGTGCATTGAGGTGTTTGGTCTTGAAAACATTCATGTTCGATTTGAAGATGCACGACTTAGAAACTGGTTTGGCAAATCAGGCAGAGAGCAACTCCAAGGGGCTGGTAGTATAAAGCGTGATTGCGTTATCTGGCAGGACTACTTAACCGATTTAAAGGTTTCATTTGAGGCTGTTGCTCCTAAAAATAACACAACAAAGCTTTCCAGTGATCAATTTAAAAAGCTCACTAAATGGCTTGGAAAAACGAATGAACATAGCCGAGATGCCGCAATGCTAGTTGTTGGCTATTAATTAAATCCAAAAAAATTTCATTAAAAGTGATTACTATATAATCACTTTTCGTATTTTTGTTCCCTAAATATTCAAAAGCTCAATTAGAACATGAAAACAGAAACGGTCAAGCTATCCGAAATCAAGTTGAATTCAAACAACCCGCGGAATATCACAGACGATAAATTTCAAAGTTTAATAGCCTCATTGCTTGTATTCCCCAAAATGTTGAGTTTACGCCCTATTGTTGTCGGTGAAAACTCTGAATCATTAGGCGGAAACATGCGATTTCGTGCTCTGTCAAAGATTGCTGAAATGTCAGAGGATGAAATAGCAAAGATTCTGTATAAAAACATCAATTTCAATAACATGACAGATGTTGAGCGCAGCAATCTACTTGAATATTGGGCTAAATTCAGAGAGAACCCAACAGCTGAAATCGTTCGCGCGAATAACCTGACAGACCAAGAATGTAAAGAATTCATGATCAAAGACAATGTAGGTTTTGGCGAATGGAATTATGATATGCTGGCTAATGAATGGGATTCCGATGACTTGTTTGAATGGGGTCTTGACGTATGGACGGAAAACGAAAATGAAATCAAAGACGAAGATTCAAAAGGAAATAAAGTAATCTCAACACAGCTTATAGTTGAGTGTGATGAGGTTATAAAGTTATCTGGACTGTTCTCTGAGCTACAGGATAGAGGTTTTATCTGTAAATTGAAAGAGTAATGAGCGAAACACAGCACACCAAACAGCTTAAAATTAAGCAGGCTAGATTAGAAATAACTGCATCTATGTACAAGCGTGGCAACAGCGTTCGCAAGATCAGGGAAGAAATAATGAAACGGCTAGACCTCGAACATCTGTCTACCCAGACAGTGCAAAAGGACATTCAATTTCTATTGAAAGAATGGAGAGAGAATAGAATTGAAGACATGGACTTAGCCCTACAACTCGAATTAGAACGCATTGACGATACCGTTAATGAACTTTGGCAACAGTGGGAAAAATCTAAACAGGATTATACCAAGATAGCCAACAAGCGAAAAGGACAGCCGCAAAAGGTACAACCGCACCCCGGTTCACTTATACGCCCGGGAGGACATGCACCCGAGGAGATAAGAACATTTATGACTGAGGAAAACAAAACTCATGTAATACGCTTGGGGGATGTTTCATATATCGCCGAAATACGGCAACAGTTGGCGGAGCGTCGTAAGCTCCTAGGTTTATATGCTCCGGGAAAGACAGAGTTAACCGGGAAGGACGGGAAAGATTTAATGGCAACAACTCCGGTGAATCTCGATGATTTCACACCGGAAGAAAAAGCGCAATTATTGAGAATAGCAAGATCACGTGAGCAACACAATTGAAATATCGAACGAGCTATTGACGGCTGTTGAACGAGAGGCTTGTCAAAACTCGTTCTTTGAATTTGTGCAAAGCTTTTGGTCTGTAGTTATCAAAGAAGTACCGCAATACAATTGGCATATCCCTTATTTGTGTGAGGAGTTGCAGAAATTATCTGTGTCAATTGTAAATAGAGACAAAAAGCCTTATGACTTAATCATAAACATCCCGCCGGGCACCACAAAATCGACAATTGTAACGATCATGTTTCCGGCTTGGTTATGGACGCAAGACCCAACTCTTAGAATAATTACAAATAGTTATTCGGCGGAATTAAGCACGGAGCACGCAGTTAAAAGCCGTGATATTATTCAGTCAGACAAATATAAATCACTTTTTCCAGAAGTAGTTATCAGGCGTGATAAGTCAGGAAAAGAAAACTATGAAAACACAGCAACCGGGGCGCGTTACACGACATCAACAGGTGGAACGATCACCGGTAAACATGCGCATGTGATTATTAATGATGACCCGCTGAATCCAAAGCAGGCAGCATCTGATGTACAAAGAAAGGAAGCGAACGAACATACAAAAACGCTATCCTCTCGTAAGGTAGATAAATCAAAAACGCCTACGATAACCATCATGCAGCGATTGCACGAAAGTGATGTTACTGGTTACCTTATAGCCAAAAAAGGCGAGAATATCCGCCATATCTGCCTACCTGCTGAAAGTAACGGAGATGTGAGACCCGAGTCACTCCGGGATAATTACATAAATGGACTACTTGACCCGGTTCGTTTGAGTCGCGAGGTATTGGATGAGGCTTTGGTTGATTTGGGTTCGCGTGGTTACGCTGGGCAATATGGTCAATCTCCCGTTGCAGATGGCGGAAATATTATTAAAAATGAATGGTTTCAATACATTAGCCGGGCGGATTTTGAACGGCTTCGCGAACTTGAACCGATTGTATTCTTTGCTGATACGGCATTCACAGATAAGAAAAAGGAAAACGACCCTACTGGTATTATTGGGACGTGTAGAATCGGTTCATCCGTTTACGTTACAGGGGCAATTAAGGTTTTCAAGAAGTTCCCGGATTTAATAAGGTTCTTGCCTAAATGGTGCTTAGCAAGCGGATACACAAATAACAGTACTATAAGAATTGAGCCAAAAGCAAACGGAATTTCTGTCATTGATCAATTACGGGAAAGCACAAGATTGAACATAACAAGAACTACAACCCCAAACAATAGCAAAAAGGAACGGCTAGAGGTTTCATCTCCTACAATTGAATGTGGGCGTGTATATTTGGTTGTAGATAATTGGAATGAGGAGTTTGTAGACGAAATATGCGGATTCCCAAATAAAACACACGATGAATATGTAGATTTAATTTCGTATGCAATTGAATATCATTTAAATACAACAACAGCACAAGAGCTCTCAAACTTTTTTTAAATATTATAATAATATGAAAATAACCGAGTTACTAAAAATAAATGCCGGAGACGACCCAACCGCTCCTATTGTTTTTAATATTCAGGAAGTAATAACTGAATTGGAAATGCACCGAGGCTATCCAAAACCAGACATGGCACAAAACAAAAAGGAATATCTAGTTAAAAAGCATGATGTTTTAGACCCAACAAAACGCCCTGACAAATTGGTTGAAGTAGAGGGAGGAGGTAAACGAACTGAACGCGTTAATCGATTAGCTTTTCCGTTGCAAAAAATTATTGTTGGTAAGGCTGTTCAGTTCCTTTTTGGAAATCCAGTTAAACTTAATTGTCAGGCTGTTACAGATAAAGAAAAAGCTGTTTTGACAGCCGTTGACCGTATCTTATACGATAACAAAATAGATAGTTTTAACCGTAAAATTGCTCGGGCAATGTTCCGTTGTTCGGAGGTTGCCGAATATTGGTACTCAGAAAAAGCGGAAACGCATTCTGATTATGGTTTCCCGTGTCAGTTTCGTATTAAAGTAGCTATTTTCAATCCGTGGTGGGATGAATTACTATTTCCGTGGCTTGATGAACATTGGCAAATGAAAGCATTTAGTCGTGATTTTGTTTACCATAAAAGCGATACAATGAAAGTACGTTGCTTTGAGGTTCACACGGACGAAGAAAGTATGTTTTTTCAATTCAACAACAATATTTGGGAACAAGTAGATAATACCCCTATAATTATTGGGAAAATTCCTGTTGTTTATGGAAGGCAAGAAGAGGTAGAATGGGCGGAAGTTCAACCATGTATTGAAAGACTTGAATACCTACTCTCCAATTTCGCCGACACAAATGACTATCATTCGTCACCTAAAATTTTCATACAAGGTAAAATAGTAGGATTCAGCAAAAAAGGGGAAGCTGGTGCAATATTAGAGGGCGAAAAAGACTCAACTGCTCAATACCTATCTTGGCAAGATGCTCCGGCGGCAGTTAAACTCGAAATCGAAACACTCTTACGATTTATTTACTCATTTACCCAAACGCCTGATGTGTCGTTTGACAGTGTGAAAGGGCTACAGGCTATTAGCGGGGAAGCACTTAAGATGTTGTTTATGGACGCACATTTAAAAGTTCAGGAGAAACTAGAAGTATTTGACGAATACCTACAACGCCGTATCAACATCGTAAAGGCTTTTGTTGGAAAGTTGAATACTGGTCTTGCAGAAGAAGCATCATTTCTGCGTATAACGCCAGAAGTAGAACCTTACATGATTGATGATGAGAATAATGTAATCAAAAATCTTGTGGCTGCAAATGGAAATAAGCCAATTATTAGCCAACAGGCATCTGTAGTCAAATCAGGGTTGACAGACGACCCAGAAGCTGATTGGAAAAAGATTCAAGAGGAAGCACAAGCCGATAATGTTACAAATATCTTTGGGACAGGAAACTAAATAGATTGATATGTTTATACAAGAAAAAATAGATAAAGCACTACAATCCATTAACCCGGAATATATTGCGCATTATAGTGTAGATTCATGGGGGTCATCCATTCTTCTAATGAAAAAAGATGGTAATGCGTTTGGTCGAATTTATTGGTACAATGACGATGATAAAACTGTATATCTTGATTTCCTAAGCGTGGATGACCATGCTAGGAAAAACGGTTTTGGAACAAAAATGCAGGAGATTAGAGAGGATATTGGGCGTATTTTAGGCGCAAATACTTCATGTTTATATGTCGTTGCTGATTCATGGATGTATAATTGGTATAAACGCCGGGGGTATGTAGATTGTACTGAACATGGAGATGATAATTTAATCTGGATGGAAAAACCATTAAACGAATAACCAATTATTATGGATAGTTGGGGGATTGAAAATCAGAAAATTGTACAAGCCTATATAAATAAGCTATCTGCTATTTATGACAGAGCAATTAAACAGGGTGTCAATATTGGTTATTCGGTGACGAACATCAATACTGACAAGCCATTTTCATTTTCTGATTATCCGGGTGCCAAAAAGAAGGCTGATAATTTGTTTTCTAAAGTAGCTTATGAAATACAGTCTTTAATTAGTGGGGGAGCGGAATCCGCTTGGCTTCTATCTGGGCAAAAAAATGATGCACTCGTTGAAAAGGTTTTTAAAAACTCGGGACTAACAAAAGAACAACTATCTGGTTATTTTGATCGGAACCTCGACGCTTTAGGTTCATTTCAAAATCGTGTTGATGGTGGAATGAAGCTATCAGACCGGGTTTGGAATTATACCGATCAATTTAAAAATGAAATTGAACTTTCAATTGGAGTTGGTATAGGTGATGGTAGATCGGCAAATGAATTAAGCCAAGACGTTAGGCAGTATCTAAACAATCCAGACAAGTTATTTAGACGGGTTAGAGATGAACACGGAGAACTACAGTTATCAAAAGCAGCTAAAGCCTATCACCCAGGGCAGGGAGTTTACCGATCAAGTTACAAGAATGCCGTTCGTTTAGCGCGTACGGAAATAAACATGTCGTATCATGTGGCAGACAACGAACGCTGGTCGCAATTTGATTTCGTGTCAGGGTACGAGGTTGTTTTGTCCAACGGGCATCCGCAAGAGGATATTTGCGACGTTCTACAGGGCGTTTACCCGAAAACATTTGTATTTTGGGGTTGGCATGCGCAATGCCTGTGCCATACAATACCAATATTATCGCCTCAACAGGAATTTGCGTCACAGATCGCAAAAATGCTAAAAGGGGAAGATACATCCGGTTATGTGCCGTCGAACTTAGTTACAGATTTGCCAAGCAATTTTAAGCAGTGGGCTATTGATAATGAATCAAGAATGCAGAATGCAAAATCGCTGCCGTATTTCATCAAAAATAACTTTAAAGGTGTAGATGTATCGAAATGGTTTGGAAGTGCCGCAAAACAGGCTGAAAATGTCCCTGTTTATAGTGAAAGCAGACTCTCAAATGCTCTAAATTTTGATAATGTACAGAATGCAGATGATTATTTCCGCGAAAAGTGTGGTCAACTCTGGAATAAAATTACTGACGACCAAAAAGACTCTTTATTTTATTACACCTCAGGCAGCGGCGCGTTCAATAGACCACTTCGGGGATATGATGGCAATTGGAATAATTTTAAAGGTGTTGGAAATGTTCCATTTGACAACGAAGTTACCGGGATTGACATGAAGCGTGCTTACAAAGATTTGTCTACGGCTATTTCAAAATCAAAACTAAAGGCAGATACATGGTTATTCCGTGGTACCGATTATCAGAGTTTAGACGGAATGTTTAATATAAACATACAGGACTACATAGATGACAAAACTAAAGACATCAAAGAGTTGATTGGTAAAAAAGGTGTTGATGAAGCATTTTTGTCTACTACCTCAATGAATGGTTCTAATTATGGGTTCAATGGTGCCGTAAAAATTGAAGTATTTGCGCCTAAAGGTTCAGAAGCTATGTATTGCGAGCCATTTAGTGACTTTGGAAATGGTGCGGGTAGGTCTTGGGATGGTGCGTCAAAGCAAAATACATTTGGTAGCGAATTTGAGACAATTATAAACCGAGGATACGAATATCAAATAATAGATATTGAACGTGTTGGTAATTATGATTTCAAGGTTAAAGTTCAACTATTATCAAGAAACAAAAGGGTGATAAAATAAATTATCACCCTTTATGCTATTTTTTGTAATACATTTTTGAAGCTGTATTGTAATCAATACCCCACTTTGACGGTATTTGGTCAGACAACATCCAATCCAACCATTTTTTGAATTTCAATTCTTTGGTCGTATCATCTTTGCCAATTTTCAGCATCTTTTCATTTAGTGTTCCGTCTGTATATTTTCTTTCAAAAACACTTTCGTAAAACCAAAACATGCCTGAATTCTGATCTTTATCATTAAATGGATTGTCTTTCTCTCCCTTGTAGTATCTATATAGTTCGTAATTCGTTGCCATAATTGAATGTGTTTTTAAATTCATTTATCACTTTTATCATTTCCTCCGGCAAGTAAGACAAAGCCTTTCTTTCTATTTCCTCGGGTATACCGTATGCAGCCTCAGCTAAACTACCGGTGATTGCTGCAATCGTGTCGCTGTCTCCTCCAATGCTAACAGCCAATCGTATTGCACTTTCAAAGTCAGTACTTTCTAATAGGCATTGAAATGCTTGCGGTACGGTTACTTGGCACGTTTCGTCAAACTTATTTGTATCACGCATAAACTCACAAGAGCCGGGGAATTTATAGTCAAATGTTTTAAAAACATACATGCATGTAAACTCTACATTATTCCCACGTCGCAGCATTGAGATTGCATGAGATATACTTCTAGCCCCTTTTACTCCCTCCGGGTGGTCGTGGCTTATTTCAGCCGACAATTTCGCATAATCAACAATATCTATTACCTTGTCAAAAGCCCACGCAACGGGGCTGACACGCATTGCAGAGCCGTTCCCAAAGCTGTCATATCCTCCGATTGTTTCCTCCCAAATCCAATGCCCAAAATTCCCTCCGTAACCGCCTACCGGGTTTGGGTATTTGCGACACCAACGACGCGTAATTTTTGTTAGCTGTTCGCAGTCCAAACGCTTCACATCTTGCAACAACCAATCAGCAACTGCAACCGTGCAAATCGTGTCGTCTGTAAACGAGCAATCCGGGTGAAACAATTCAAATTCTGTTGAACGGTGGTTGTTGAACTCAAAACGCGAACCTACTATGTCGCCTATTATTGCTCCTATCATTTGTTTTTCCTCCCTTGTCCTCTATTGGTTTGTTTTCTGGTTAAATTGTGCAACGATATTTCGCACTTTGGGCTAATGTACGGGGTTCCTTTTGATACCCCC